ATCTGTAGGCGCAGCTCTTCTTCCTGCGGTTCAACAATTAACCGCTTGGATTTTACAGAATTTCATTCCAGCTTTAGAAGCTTTTATTGCTGGTCTAACCGGTCAAAATGGTTTGGATGGAGCGTTGACGGATTCTCAAAAGACCGCAATTGAATGGGGCAAAAGAGTTCGCGGCTTTATAGATACTGTCATCGATCTGAAGGAAGAAATTATTCTTATGGCTGGGGTTATGGTTGCAGCTTTTACAGTTAGCAAAATTGCCGCCGGAGTGACCGCGATTATCGCTTTAGTTAAGGCCTTAATTGTCGCCTACAACGCTTTGAAAGCCAGCGCAATCGTTGCTGGTGTTGCTGTGGCTTTTGCTGCTAATCCTCTACTTGGTGTTGGTGCAGTCGCTTTAGGTGCTGCCGTTTTAGCTGGCGCTAATGCTTTAGCCCGTAAAGGCGATGTTGATACAAGCGAACTAGGTGTGGGAATCGGCGCTGGTTTAGGTAATAGACCACTTGGCGGAGCCGTCGGTAGTTCAAGTGCTGGGGGAATTGTCTCTGGCGTAAGCGGTTTAACTGGCGGTGGAATTACTGGTGGTTCAACAGGATCAACAGGAAGCAGTTCAGTAAAACCTCAGCCGACTTTAATTGAACAAGTAGCGCAGGAAAATTTCATTAAGAATATGGCTCCGGGAGTTGTAGATTGGTCAAAAGCGCGCCGAGCCGACGAAGTAGGTGCGGTTACTATTAACGTTAATGCTCCTTCAATTATAGATCGCGAACAGTTTAGCCGCGCCGTAGTAGAAGCTCTAAATGAATCAAACGCCCGAGCTGGCGGCGGTGGCGGTCAACTAGTCCTATGACAGCTTGGAACGCCGTTTATAGAGTTAAGGTCAATGGCAATACAGTAACAAGCGCAACCCTTAGCGGCTTAACTATCACCTCTGGCAGAACTGATATTTACAGCCAAGCAATTGCTGGCTATTGCAATTTAACTCTTTTGGAAACTAATGAAGCCGAAGCCAATTACGATATTAACGACTCAGTCACAGTAGAGGTACAAAATGCTTCAGGAGTTTATGTCTATCTCTTTGGTGGCTTTATTACCGATGTTAATATCACCGTTCAGAATTCTGGCTCATCCGCTACAACTCAACGAATTCAAATTATTGCGGTGGGCGCTTTAGCTCGTCTTAATCGCACCATTTTTAGTGGCAATCTAGCGCACGAATTTGATGGCACTCGAATTGCTGGATTACTTGATGACGTTCTTTATAACACTTGGAACGACGTTCCCGGTACGACGACTTGGAATACTTATGATGCAACAACTACTTGGCTAAACGCTGAAAATGCTGGATATGGCGAAGTTGATACTCCCGGAGATTATGAACTTCATAGCCAGACAGGAGTTAGCGACACAGTTTATAACTTAGTGTCTGCTGCTGCTAATTCTGGTCTGGGTTATATCTATGAAGATTCACAAGGCCGCATTGGTTATGCAGATTCAACTCATCGGACTGAATACCTTAGCGCCAATGGCTACGTCGATCTCGACGGCAATCACGCAATCGGGCCGGGATTACACATTTCTAAACGAGCTGGAGATGTAAGAAATTCGGTGTCGGTCGCCTACGGCGCGGATAGTTCTTCAGAAGTAACCGATTCAGATGCAGCTTCAATTATTCTTTATGGCGAGTTAGCTTCCCGAATCACAACAACCCTCAGACACCAAACGGATGCTGAAGCTCAAGCCGCCTTCTATCTGCTTATTCGAGCCTATCCTCAGTTCGAAATGCGTCAAATAACCTTCGCATTGGCTAACCCAGAAATTGACAATTCTGACCGCAATTCACTTTTAGGCGTATTTATGGGTATGCCACTCAATATAACTAACCTGCCCTCAAATATGGTCGAAGGAACCTTTCAAGGATTCGTCGAGGGGTGGACTTGGACGGCTAACCTAAACTCCTTAACCCTAACCCTAAACATCTCGCCTCTTGCCTATTCACTTCAAGCGATGCGTTGGAATTCGGTTCCAGCGACTGAGACTTGGAATACCATTAACCCAACTTTGGACTGGCTCAACGCTACAATCGTCGCCTAAGGAGAACTAATGCCAACAACAACGAACTTCGGGTGGACAACCCCAGCCGACACAGATTTAGTAAAAGACGGAGCCGCCGCCATCCGTACATTAGGCAACGGTATAGATGCTTCATTACTTGATCTTAAAGGTGGCACAACCGGCCAAATTTTGAGCAAAGCCTCAAATACTGATTTGGATTATACTTGGATTAATAACGATCAAGGCGACATAACTGCAGTCACAGCCGGAACCGGTATAACTGGTGGCGGCACAACTGGCGCGGTCACAATCACAAACGATATGGCTACAACCATAACCGCCGCTGGTGATATTGTTGTTGGAACTGGAAATGCAACTTATGATAATTTGCCAATTGGCACAACGGGTCAGGTTCTAACTGCTGATACGACAGTCTCGCCATATAAAGTTAAATGGGCATCCGTATCATCCGCCGGCGCAAATTGGAGTTTACTAAATGCGGGCGGAACTGCTTTAACAGGTGCCACGACTATCACCGTTTCGGGAATTTCTTCCGTTGATAAAATTCTTGTTTTGGTGGAAGATGCCTCTTCCGCAAGCGCATCATCATTTATTCGTTTAAGATTTAATGGTGATAGTACATCAAACTATTATTATTACGGAATTGAACTAAATGGGCCGAGCACTTATGCTGCTTCAAATCTTGCCAACCTGTCAATTGGTGGCACAACTCAACTCACTTTTGGTGGCTTAAGCGGTTCTGCTACAAGCACTTTAGGTGGATATTGTTTATTAAGTGGTTGTAATTCTTCTGGCGTTAAAGCTTTTAATTTTGCTGGCGCTGCAAGTGCAGCTGGCAATTCGGGGCAAAATGGAAATATTGGGGGCGGTTATTACAATTCCTCAAGCACAATCTCGAGCGTTTCCGTAATAAGCTCAACGGGTAATTTTGACAACGGCAAAGTATTCGTTTATACGAGCGCGAATTAGGAGCTTATATGTATAAAGAAAAAATTGTTAACGCGATAACTGGTGAGGAAACTTGGCGCGACTATACCGATGAGGAAGTGGCGGAAGTTGAAGCTGCCAAAGCAAAAGCCGCCGAACTAGCTACTGAAAGAGATTTGGTTGAAAAGGCGAAACTTGCTTTGCTAGAAAAACTTGGGATAACCGAAGAAGAAGCAAAACTTCTCCTTTCATAATGCCAAAACTTTGCAAAGCGGGTAAACAACTTCGGGAGCAAATAGACGATGATTATCCTGATCGCGATCGTAAGTCTGATGGTTGGGTGGCTGACGCTCGTCACGTTGCCAAAGGCACTTCTGACCATATACCAGATGCTCGAGGAATCGTCCGAGCTTTAGATATTGACGCCAATCTAAACGCACACCCCGAAGAGACTTATGCTTTAGTGGAGAAAATCCGTAAATGCGCCAAGCGAGGCGATAAGCGGATTAAATATATTATTTACGACGGCAAAATTATGAGTCCGATATTGGGCTGGAAGCGTAGAAAATACAAAGGCGCTAACCCTCATCGCTCGCACTTTCATATCAGCTTTACAACTTTGGGAGACAATGATGGCAAATGGTTCGACCTAGAAGGAGACAGAGATGAGCGACTTAAAGAAGATGGCGGAAAGCTGGGCAAAGACATTCCTAGCAACAGCGTTAGCGACTTATCTAGCAGTCGGCTGGGATGTCGATGCGATTGCAAATGCGGCTCTAGTATCAGTCTTGCCTAGCATTATTAACTGGCTTAATCCTAACTACGAGCGTTACGGGCGAGTTCGGTAATGGATGCAAATACCATTGCTGGATTCGTAGCTTCAGTTCTCGGATCAATCGCCTTACTTATCGCTGGCCTTCGCTACATTATCAAATTAGAAAATATCCCCATTGTGTCGCGCCTTGATAAAATGGAGTCTCAGTTAGAATTAGCCCTTGCGAAGAAGGTGGGGGCAAATGGCAACAGGAAAGCGCGTTAAGAAGCCAGTAAAGAAAACTGCTAAAAAACGCCGTACAGTTAAAGAATTGCCTACCAAGTTAGATTATTGGGCGATTGCCTGTAAAGAAATTTACGAGACTTGTCGTCGTAATGGAATGGATGAAGGCACAGCTCTTGCTTTTGCTATGGATAGAAGCTCTTGGCCTGATTGGGTAATCGACCCACAAGATCCGATTAGAAAAATCGGGTGGGAAGATGGCGA